AGCAATTTGCTGAATCCCCTGGGAATTTAATCCAGCCTCACGTCCCGTAAGGACCTAACCCTCAATATACCGAGAGGAGCGAGTAGTAGGCGCAGCGGTAACTGCGACTATCTCGCCCACACCAGTATATGAGGTGGTCCCATGCAGACGTAACCACCGACTTCGTACGTAAGAGTAGTCGGCACTCTTTAATGACGCAGCACTCCCCGTTAGGAGAAACTTTAAAAGTCTCTCCCATCCGTCAAAGTCGCTTGTATACGCCGGTCGGTGTATACATTTGGCTTTGTGCAGAGGGTCGTGTATCCAAGTATCCCACCGGCGGCGATAAGGAGTATGGTACTGTTGGAACCTGCTCTTTCGAGACAGGTAACCGACATAAAGATCCAGAGGTGTTGTTGGGAGAGAACCCAACTGCACTTCTAATCTTTTCCATACTTCCTCTGCAGCCCGACAATAACCCCGCGAGTACAACTGCGAGGCAAAGTCTAGGAATGCTTGGATTGAAACTGCGTCGAGACGCTTCGACCATGGTTTCCTCCATCGAATTGGTGCGACGTTGATACCTTTAAAGGCTTCAACTCCGCAGGATTCGCGGAATGGACCACAAATGAAGCACTTACGTTCGTTGAACCGTAGTCCAAACGAAGTAAGAATCTCCATAACGTAATTAGCATACTGGGTATGAATGACCAAGTCATCCCCATATACTAATACACTTCTTATAGCTTTCTTAATTGGGATACGATACCCATACGCAATGCTGGAAACAGCAAGAACGTAATGGATTATCGATTCCACAGGAAAGCATGTAGCGGAACCCATAGGTGCGAACTTATGGAGTTCCATTACTCGACCAGAAGGGAGAGTAGTCGCATCGCTGCGAGATACTAACAGTGCCAGCTTTAAAGCTGGAACTGACTCAAATAAACTCATAACGAGTTTTAATGAGACCCTATCAGAGGCATCCTTCATATCGAGGGTTGCCCATGAGCCATCTACAGAACCCTTTTTACAGGCGTCCTGATTGATGGTTTGGTCTTCGAAGTTAACACGTTGTCGAGTGAGAGAACAGGATTCGATACAGTCCTTAAGACTGCTCCAAATCCCTTGCTGGATATATTGGTAATCGAGGGGTTCCATAGAAATTAATCTAGGTCCTCTAGAATCCTTCGGAACTAAGACAACGGAAGCAATTCCGGAATCTTGTCTTTGGAGATTCTCATACCAATCCAGCCGGTCATAAAAGTGGTCCTTTCCACACACAAAATAGGTGTGATGAGGGAACACTTCATGGAGTTTCATGTACAGCGATCTGAAACTCCACTTCTCATGACCTCTCTCCTTTGTCGCGACTGCACCAGGCCCATGACGGGGAAGTATATCCGAATAGGAAAAATCTCGGAACACTTCTGCAATCATGAGCTTAGCAAGCTCTAGAATGTAAGGATTAATCGTACTCGGCTCAGGCAATGACTGGAGTTCAATCTCCGTCTCGCAGAAGTTCTGTAGGACTAATTCTTCTTCGTTCCCTGTAAAGGGAATATCGAGCTTGTATCCCAACCCGCAGAGTTGAAGTACCTCAGTTATTGAGGCTACATCGGCTTCACGGAGTAGGATGCCGTCATCTGTATAAATCTCCTTCAATAAACCCGAAAATAATCTCGGGAGCATTGTACCTTTTTGCCTTTTAAAGGCAGTAGGGCAATCTAGATGTCCAGTCCGAAAAGACTGGTAGATTGCCTTTGAAAGGGAAGGAAGAGTGATTGTGCAGAACTTTATGCCTTCATGCTTCAACCTTAGTTGAATAGTATGAAGATCACGAAGTAGTGACGATCGTAACACAGAGGAGCGACCAGAAGCAACATCAAGAATAAGCGTCTCGAAGATTGATTCTGCAAAGCAGACTTGGCTTTTCAGGTTAACACGTTTCCTTCTAGGATTCATGATATACCTCCAAGCTATGTCTTTTGATCCATACTCCCGATGCCGCTATGTGACGGAGTCAGGTATAGAGCCTAAAAGGCTCCCACCAGAACTGCATCACCAAAAGCGGAAATCGTAGTCCCGTTCGAAATGAACTTTAACAGTTCAAGTAGAGCGAGTCGCGCCGAACCAGTATCAAATGGAACACTATTGCTATTCGTAATCGTAAGATTAACGGTAGCATAAGTGCCATTAAATACTTCAGTGCTGCCATTATCCAAAGCATTCGGATAAGTAACACTGATGAGGTGGCGAAATACTCCAGTTTTTCCAGGCGCGGGAACCGTATGTTTTACGGACACGCGAATGAAATCTCCCCATAGGGGAAAGGAGTAAACGGAGCCAGACTGAGAATCCTCGGCAAGTTTTACAAAACTGCCGGCTATTCCAGTGACTGGATCAGCTAACATAGAATCACCTTCTTTCGTTTCTTTCTGTACGTATTTGGGGTTAAGTTTAAGGCACGGCTCAAGATTTTCTCCTACTAGAATGATTCTTAATCTTTTTCTTCAACTTTTTATAATCAAGTTGAGCGAAATCGACAAGACTTCTAGAATTAGGAGATTTAGCCGCTTGCGCCCCCAACAAAACAGAAAGCACCTGCTCTCTTAGAGAAGGATCCCGATAATTTGTGGGCTCCCAATCGCGGGGTAATCCTACCCATCTTCTATAGTATTTCCGATAAACCTCGCCAACCTTCACGTCGTCAAAAATCGGACGATCTGAATGGGGGCCATCGAAAACGGAACTATAGAGACGGTGAGACCTCTCAATTTTAAGATGAGAAGTCTGCCTAATGATACTCCGAGGCAACTCGGTCTCAAGAGAAAATTTCCTGAGCATAGCAGATATGTTGATTAACCAATCAATCATAAATGTATAGGGTACAGCATTCCAATAAATTTGGAGTGGGTTCCCTATACCGATGGAATGTAACGCTGCTTTACAAGTCAGCGCTATATCAGATAGGTGCGACAAGTCGTACCTAACCCAAGTGACGAATTTAACCGTCACAACATCGGCTAGAGTATCATATCCGAAAACACTAATTGTGTCGTCGGATTCGGTCGGATGAACGTGGCTACTAGCTTGAGAAGGATCAGAAATATCCCTATAGGTGGTTATTCTAATGGGATGATTCTGGCTTCGGCGGAGTTCACTGATATCTCGATAGAGATTTCCAATGAGTCCCGTTAAGCCTTTCAAATCACCAACTAGAGGTTTTATCCCTAGTTGATAATTGAGGATCTGATTCGATGGATTTAGCTTATGAGCTAATTCCCAAACAGTCTCGAAAGAATGTTTGATATCATCGATCTCAAGTAAAAAGTTAGCCAAAGAAATGCTCTGTCGTATCGGAGTGATCACATTATAAATGTGATCCTCCATTACTTTCGCGGCATTCCCTGTTAAAGCAGGTAGAGTGGGATTAATTGGTATCTGCGCAGGATTCACGGGTGTTGGAGAAATCCAAAAACCGCGTCCTGCATGACAGTCCCAATCGCACCAAAGCTCAGTCCATTCGGACGGATCTGCAGAACCATGTTCTGCTCCAATTTGGAAACTTTTTGGGTTTCTAATTTGGTCGGTGTCGACCCACTTCCATTCTTCGATTTCGTGGATACATGGGTGGTCATTCCATGGTCTCCGAGTCGAAAAAGAATCCCACATCGTTTGAAGCTTACCAGATTTACTCTGTTCGGCGAACTCAGAGAGTACGTCGAAAGGAGGATCAGGATAGCTATCAGGTGACCCGTCATGGTGAACTACACGTCGTAGTCCAGCATTACGGAATTCACTCGATAAAGCGGTGAGAGATCCGATGCTTCTGAATCGCATAATTACCTCCGATTGGACCCTTCGG